GAAGGACGCGAGCTCGAGCCGATTGTGTATGAATTGCAGGGCCAGGAGCTAAACCAGGAAGGGTTCGAGATTGGTGTTTGCCACCTCTCGAGCAGAGAAAGTGCATTAAACGCATTGTCTGAGATTGATGTGGATGCTACTGCTGCTGCTATGCTTGGTGAAATGATCATAGACAAAATGGGATACGGCAGCTGGCAGGCTAGTGAGGTTCACGAGCAGATGCAGGGTCGACCTGGCTGGCCAACTGATAAAGACCGGTTACAGACGCGGCATTTAGATACGCTGCATGAACTATTTCAGACAGCAATTCACACAGCTGCGGGAGCTGTTCAACTGGTGCATGATGAGACTAAAAAGACAAACGGAAGGTGGGTGTTTACTTGTTCAGAAGCGTGAACAAGTTTGAACAAGTTGACAACTTGTTCACGGTTAAGTCGTTGAAGTTAAAGGGAAAAGTGCTTGTTTAAACAAGTTGCTGAACAAGTGCGAACAAGTTAAGTTAACTTGTTGATTTTATTAGGAAAAACTTGTTTGCTCACTTGTTCCCCCTATAGGGGGCATGCCACAAGTGAGCAAGCCCCAACTAGGGAGGGTTATTTGGCCAACAGAAACAAGCAAAGAGGGTACGAACTCGAGAACGAAACGGTGATCTTCTGGAGGGATGCAGGCGCCCAAGTTAATCGCGTTTTTGGAAGCGGTGCGTTTAAAGCTGCAGGCGATGCATTGCAGGGTGATATCAAGTTGGGTCCGTACACTGTCGAAGCTAAGCGTAAGAAGACGGGGTTTAAGTTTTTGTATGACGCTTTGGATCAAGATGCTGCGGATCTTTTGGTTGTGCGTCAGGATAGAAGCAGAAGGCTGTATTTACTTGAGGAAAGAACGCTCGTTGATCTTATGCGCAGAGCTAGGTTATTATCCTGGACGGAAAACTAAAGTAGGGCTGAGTAGTTTGACTAACACGACTGGCAAAAAGTTTGGTGGCCGCAAGAAAGGCACACCAAATAAAACCACGCAGGATATGAAATCTGCTATACTTGAAGCGTTCGAGAAAGCTGGCGGTGCTGCGTATCTGCAGCGCTTGGCAGATGACGAGCCTCGAACCTTTGCGATGTTGTTGGCCAAGGTTCTACCTAGCGAGAACATCAACGAGAATAGGAACATCAACGTCAACGAGATGACAGAGAGGCTGCAAGAAGGAAGGGCTCGCGTCGCGCAGCTTCGAGTTGTGGAGAACGATTAATGCCAGTCATGAAGACAACCAAAGGCGGTAAAGTAGCGTACAAGTACGGCAAGAGCGGCAAGTCTTACGCCGGTGAAGGCGGCAAGTCTAAAGCAGCTAAGCAAGGCCGAGCCATTGAGGCGTCGAAGAAGCGGAGAGTGAAGTATGGCTAAGCAAGGTTTGTACGCTAACATTCACAAGAAGCGCGCCAGGATTGCAGCCGGCAGCGGTGAGAAGATGCGCAAGCCAGGAGAGAAGGGCGCACCGACAGCCAAGGCATTTAAGGATAGTGCCAAGAAGAAGCGCGTGAGGGTTGCATGACAGTAACAGCTGACCGGATCATCGAGGTTGCATCGCAGATGTTATCCAAACGCGAATTGCAGGCTATGTCGAAGTATGGCAAGGCTGCAGTATCGAAGCATATTCGACAGATGCTTGAGGCCGGCGTTGAGTTCGATCAGAAGACGTTGAACCTCACTAAGGCTGAAGTCGAGCGAGAAGCAGCTCGAGCTGATGCTGCAGCGAAAGGCGGGCGATGATACGAGATAACTATGCTCAAGCGGCGCATCCGAATTCTGCTCCAGTGGCTCACGCCTGGGGACCGCCTGCGCCTGGGTCTGGGCGCATGCGGATATGCAAACACTGCGGAGCGAAAGAGCTTAGTACAAGCACCGATCCCGGCCATCCCGACTACGAGTGTCGGGGCGGCTCGCAAGTCGCTCATGACCGAACCGATGCCGAATACGAGCCCATTTGATCGCTCATTTGAGACGATGATTGTGTCGTCAATTGACGGCGACACAGAGACCACATGGTACGCCTGCTGGCTGTATGAACTGCAGGATGAAGAAGCTAGGATATTATTTGGTGGCATAATGGAGGAGGTATGCGAGCTGCTTAAAACACCACCAGGCAAAGTTGCTGTGATGGTGTGGGAAGGTAGATGGGCAGTCGCAGTATCAGAGACCAACGGATTGGCTGTAACGAAAAACGGCATGTACCCAACGCCTTGCAGCATTCCACTACTTGAAAGCGGCACAGCATGAGCCTGGACGTTGAACTAGCTACAGATATCGCCACCTTTTACGCAGATCCTTTGGGTCATGTGTTGTACAGCTACCCTTGGGGAGAGGGGCAGCTTCGAGGCTTTGAAGGTCCAGACAACTGGGCTAGAGGCTTTTTGCAAGACTTGGGAGATGAGGTACGCAAGCGAGGCTTTGATGGCCAGTCAGCCGTTGATCCGATCCAATTCTCAACGGCAAGCGGCCACGGTATTGGCAAGTCTGCATTAACAGCTTGGTTGATCCGGTGGATCATGGATACACGACCATTCTCGAAAGGCATTGTGACTGCAAACACGGCAGAGCAGCTCAGGACTAAGACATGGGCAGAGCTGGCTAAATGGCACCATATGGGCGTAACCAAGCACTGGTATCACCTCAACAGTGGCGGTGGCTCGATGAACATGTACCATCTCGATCATCGAGAGACGTGGCGTGTTGATGCTCAGACATGCCGAGAGGAGAACAGTGAGGCGTTTGCAGGACTACACGCTGCCCAGGCTACGCCGTTCTACATCTTCGATGAAGCAAGCGCTGTACCCGACAAAATCTTTGAGGTTCGAGAGGGTGGACTGACTGACGGTGAGCCAATGACCTTCGACTTTGGCAACCCAACGCGGAACACTGGCAGGTTCTTTGAGAACATGCAGGGTAGGTTTAGACACCGATATCTCAGGCGCCACATAGACAGCAGAGACGTGAAGATAACCAACAAGCGGTTATTCCAAGGATGGATAGACGACTACGGCATCGATAGCGACTTTGTGAAGGTTCGCGTACTTGGTCAGTTCCCATCTGCCGGTGAGCTGCAGCTGATACCAAGTGCCGATGTTCGAGAGTGTATCAACCTGGAAGTAGTAGTGCAGCCGCACGATCCTATGATTATGGGCGTAGACGTTGCCAGGTTTGGTGGTGACCAGAGCGTCATCTACTTGCGCCAGGGGCGAGATGCAGAGAGCCAAGGTGTGCATAAGTTCAGAGGTATGGACACAATGCAGCTGGCAGCTAAGGTCGTAGAGATAGCAAGAGACAAGTCTCCTGATACGGTGCTTATCGATGGCGGCGGCGTTGGTGGAGGCGTGGTCGACCGGTGCCGGCAGCTTGGCCTCGATGTGGTAGAGATCAACTTTGGCAGTAAGGCTACACAGCCAGGATACGCCAACATGAGGGCGCAGATGTGGGGCAATTTGCGAGACGCAATCAAGGAAGGCATTAGGTTACCCGATGATCCAGACCTAGTTAGCGATCTAACCGGATTGCAGTATGGCTACACATTGCGCAACGAATTAAAGCTCGAGCGAAAGGAAGATGCGAAGAAGCGAGGGCTACCATCGCCTGATATTGCAGACGCTCTAGCACTGACTTATGCCATCCCTGTGTACCCATCTCGTATCGGGTTCCAGAACGCTAGTATGGTCACATCAGCGGAGTATGACCCCTTCTCGTAGACTGTATTGACAAATGCTGCTATATTTGATTTGCGCGCTGTATTCTCGGAGAGTTCTATGGGCTTTATGAAACCCAAAATTAAGATACCACCGCAGCTTGCCGACCCTAAAGCGGCAGCACAAGCTGCAGCTCCACCACCGGCTCCAACGCCTGTAGATCCTGTAGTTCAGCAGGTTCGAGCTGAAGAGAAGATTAAGCGACGCGCGCAGACCGGAATATCTGGCACAAGGAAGACTGGACCTGGCGGCCCGAAGAACCCGGCTATGACTACGTTCCGCGCGCTATACGGCGAAGATGAGCAACCTAAGACAGGGACATTGTTGAAATAATGGGGGCCGTATCTTCTGTAGGCAGATCAATTGGACGCGCGTTTATTTCTGCGCCTGTCATTCCACCTTCAGCTGCTGTAGCGCTGCAGCATGGAGATGCGCGCAATGCAGCAGCTAAGATACCAAAGCCTGTTGCAACTGTTGCAAAAGAGGTAGCAGCGCCAGTTGCACGCGCCGCAACAGCGCCTGCAGCTGCTGCGATATCTGCTGCTAAAGATGTTGCTCCTGCTGTTATGGGGGCACCGCAACAAGTTAAGAAGAAAGCTAGAGCTGCGGCTGCCGGTATTACAGGCACCAGGCGCGCGCTATTAGCATCTGACGCTGAAACCACTACTAGGACATTGTTGGGATAATGGGGCTACAAAACAGATCTCAAGCCTACAAGCAGGAATTTTTAAGAGCCGGTCTAGGCTTCATGAAGCGCGCTGCGACTGCTACCCAAGAAGGTAGATCGTACAACATGCAAGAAGACATCAACAATGAGATTATGAAAGTACGGGGTCAAAAGGCTAGAGAGACTGCTGCACTAGCTGCAGCTCCTAAGTCTACCGGCGCCGCTACTACTGGAATAAAAGGAACACGCAGAGCATTTGCCATAGCAGATGCTGAAACAACTGGAAGGACTTTGTTAGGCTAATGGGTGCAAAGAGTGGATCATCAGGAGGAGCATCCGCAGCTGCCGCTGCTGCAGCTCCACGAGTATCATCTGCCGTGCCTACTGTAGCAGGCGCCGGCGCTAGACGCGCTGCAGGGCAAGCAGCTCCAGGACTGCGCGGCGTGCGCGCTTCTGGTGCACTGTCCGAGGCTAATACAACCCGCCGTGTTTTAAGGATGTTATTAGGCTAATGGCATACATGAATTCAAAAGACGCAGGCGGCTCACTGCTTAGCGACCCGTTTGCAAAAGAAGACGAATACATGCCAAAGCTGCACCTCGAAGAGGAGCAGTTGGCTAAGTTGGGAGACGTGGGCGAAGTAGGATCTACACGAGAGATCCACTGCGTAGTCCGCGTCGCGTCGGTATCCCAAGGCCAAGATGGTAGGCGTGCGACGCTCGAAGTAGTCGAGATGGAATTTATGGAAGATGAAAAGAACGGTGCAGCAGCCGACCGCATGTACCCTACAATGAGGGCCTAATATGCCTCTGCCTAGTGTCGACAATCTTCACACCACTATTCCGCTGAAGGGTAAGAAGTCTGCTCTATATCGGCGGTACGTTAAGCTCGAGAACGATAGATCGTCGTTCCGTTCGCATTGGATGGAGCTGACTGACTATTTGGCTCCGAGACGCGGACGCTATTTGATTGAAGGGCAGAATAGCAGGGGCCGCAAGCGCACCACTAAGATTATTGACAGCACGGGTACGCAAGCATTGCGGACTATGGCTGCCGGCATGATGTCGGGCATGACATCGCCAGCTAGACCCTGGCATCGACGCAAGGTACGCGACGAGTTGATGGATAGTGGCAATGTTCGTAAATGGTTAGCGGACGTTGAGCGGGTTGAACGCGCTATTTTAAACAAGTCTAACTTCTACAATGCGATCTATACGGTATACACCGAGCTTGGCGCATTTGGCACAGCTCCACTGTACAGGCAGCCTTCGTATGAGCAGGTCATTAGGTTCAGGCCGCTGACTGTTGGTGAGTACGTGATCGCTGAGAATGACCAAGGTGTCGTCGATACATTAGGCCGACACTTCACTATGTCTGTAGGTCAGATCGTACAGAAGTTTGTGCATGACCCAGTTACCGGTAAAATGGACTGGAGCGGGGTCAGCAAGGCCACGCGCAAATTGTGGGACCAAAGTAACTATGACGAGCTCGTCGAAGTCCTGCACGTCATAGAGCCGCGTTTAATGGCCGATCGAGAGTACGGCAAGCGCGACGCCAAAAATATGCCATTTAAAAGCTGCTATTTTGAGTTAGCCTCTGAGAATGATGAGCTTTTGATGGAAGGCGGCTACAAGCGCTTTCCTGCCTATGTACCGCGCTGGGATGTGCTGACTGGTGACGTGTACGGTC